AATACCAGCGACGAGACTTGAACTCGTACGATGCTTGCGCATCTCAGGATTTTAAGTCCTGTGTGTCTACCAATTCCACCACGCTGGCAAGTGGTTTTTACAATCCTATAACCCTAGGTGGAACTTGCACACAATCATGCGTCTACCAAGACCAAATTTTTGCACTTTTTACACCATGATCTACAATCAAAATAATGAAAGCCCTTTAGTACCAGTCAGTGTTCTTGATGAAACCATCAGACTTAAAATCCGATGGCGACCTTTCCACCAGTGCAAAGTAGTTCTAAAACCTAGTGTTTCGGGGGAAAAGAAGGGCGATACACAGGTAGAGAGTAAATAGATGGAAAAAGTGGTAAAAAAGGGGGAATACAACGCAAATTTTCCATCCACTGAAACCATTTCGCTTCAGAAAAAACGTGAGGCTAGAGAGAAAGAAAATGCTAAATGGAAAGCAATTAATGACCGAGCAAAATTAAAAGCTCAGGGCAATGAAAGTGTTACTGAGTATGGAAGAGTTTTATTTAATGAGAACGCTGAAAAAATATCAATTGGCTTAGGAATATTATTAGAAGATCTTCTAGAAAATCCACATAAGCCTGGGCCACATTTTGCTGCATGGCCTTTGCTTTTACATGTCACAAATAGAGGGCCAAGAACTATATCTTCAATTGCTTTAAGTGTGGTGCTAGACACCATTAGCTCTAGACCTTATGAGAATGATTTAGCTAAAGGGATAGGCCGAGCATTAGAGGATGAGTTAAGGGCAGGGAAAGTTGAGAAGATGAACCCTCACTTGATGCGTTTAATCAAAAAGAAGAAGGGTGCAAAAGCTTTAAGTAATAAAAGAATATTGCAGCAGCTACGAATTGAAGATGAAAGTTGGACAAATATTCAAAAGCAAGAGGTGGGAGGTTTATTACTTCAGGTCATTGTTGCCAATACAAATCTGATTGAGATCTTGCCTTTAAGTAACAAGGGAAAGATTAAAACAATTGTTGATGCAACAAAAGCTACTCAGGAAATTATTAAAAGGAACCCACCAAAGCCAACACCAGTAAGAAGGCTGCCTTTATTAATCAAGCCTAAGCCTTGTTGGACAATGTATAGGCGAGGAGAGAACAAGCCATTTATTAGATCAAGAAATGATATTGATTACATAACTGAAAGAGATTTAAGGGTAATTAAAAAACCAGTCCACTACTTAGAGGATCAAGCAGTAGAAATCGACAGAACGATGGTGAGTGATATGAGAACTGCGTGGGACTGCAATATTCGTGGGTTATTTCCAGTCCAACGTGACCCCAAAGAAGAACCTGTAGCACCAACAGAACATATAGGATCAGAAGCATATAAAAATTATGTAAAAGAGAGATGGGACGCACAAAAAGATCGCAACAATGGTGCAGCGATTAGAAATAAAATTGAACAAGACATAAGGGAATTAGAAGAGGTCGCAGGACGTACTGTTTACAACCAATATTTCGCAGATCAAAGAGGAAGAATCTACACATTGAATAAACTTGCAACACATCAAGGGCCAGATTGGTCTAAGGCTTGTATTAGTTTTGCTAAGGGTAAACGCTGTAGTGAAGAAGGTTTTTCATGGTTATTAATAGCAGCAGCAGGACACTATGGAATCAATGATGTATGGCTAGAACGACATAAGTGGGGAGAAGATCATATTAAACAGATGTGTGCGGTAGCAGAAGCGCCGTTAGACCGTCTTGAGTTATGGAGAGATGCAAAAGATAAGTGGCAATATCTACAACTGTGCAGGGCTGTTAAAGAACAGATCGACAATCCAAATAGTATTTCTAAATGTCCAATCAGATTAGATCAATGTTGTAGTGGTGTTGCAATCTCAAGCATGTTGACTGGAGATTATAGATTGGCGGCCTGGACAAATTGTGTTGGTGATAGAAAGAGCGATTTATATCAAGTCGTTGCTGATCATGTTCACTTGGAAGTTACTAAGGATCTACAAAGCAATCCAACCAAGAAAAAATTTGCAGAACTTTGGCTTGGATATGGGATAGATAGATCATTAATGAAACTCCCCTGTATGACTGCAATATATGGGGCGCAATACTTAGGGCTTGTAGATTATTTGGTTGCAAGATTAGAAGAGAAAGCCCCAGACAAAATGGTTTATGACTGGCAACATCATTACCTTTCCCCTGCTGGCTACTTGGCAAAAATAATTAAATCGTCACTGGATAATTATTTGAACTCAAGCTTCAGATTGCAGAAATGGTTGAAGCTAGTTGCAAAACAAGTATTAGAACAGAACAAAAAAATTAGATGGACTTCGCCTGTTGGTTGGCCTATTGAATTAGGTGATGAGATTGACCCAAGAAAGAGCGTTCACTCATTAACAAGAGGTAAAAGGAGATGGACACCTTGGAACGAATACGAAAATAAAGATCTGTTTTCTGCTCGCATTACTAAGCGTTCAATAATGGCTAACACCATCACTAGCTTTGATGCTGCCATGTGCCTGCAAGTAGTCTCCACATGTAGTGTGCAAAACGTGCAAATCCTTACAAACCATGACTGTTTTGCAACAATTCCAACCGATGCTGAGTACTTACATAAGTTACTTTTGAAGCAACTTGGAACAACATTTAAACAGAAATGGTTAAAGAAAATAAGGAGTGAAATCATTGCTAACACTGGTATCAAGAACATAGACGGCCCACCAGTAGAAAAATATTCTGTCGGCTTTACTGCTGGAGAAAACCCATACGCCTACTCTTAAGGGGCTTGCGTCCCCTAATCCTAGGAGTTATATTTTAAGCTCTGCACATATACAGAACAAATGCCACAATCTTTGGTTACTCCAAAAGGAGAATCAGTCTTCGCTTGTGTTTTAGGTCTTCCAAGATTAAACAAATACAGCAATGAAAATGAATGGACTATGGGGATGCGCTGGAAGCCAGAAGATTGCTTGCATTTAAGAAACAAAATTGATGAAGAATTTACGGAAGCTCATGGCAAAAAGAAAGGTAGGTTGCCTTACGACTTTGAAGCCTATGAAAATGAAAATGGAGATAAAATTGAAACTGGTTATATAAAATTCAAATTCAAAAGAAAAGAAAAAAGTAAGAAAGGTGAATTATTAGGCGCACCAAAAATAGTTGATGCAAACCTAAGACCTTGGGATCAAGAAAAGCTTATTGGAAATGGCAGTATCGTCAGAGCTTCCTTTACTATTTTCCCTTACAACAAAGGTGGACTAGGTGTTTCCTTATTTTTAAAAGGTGTTCAGGTTCTTAAGCACGTTGAATATGACCCTGATGCAGATGCCTTTAGCGTTGACCAAGAATTTGCTGATGACGTAACAGAATTTGAAGCAGAAGGCACACCATCTTCATTGAATGTTGACTCTTCTAATGTTCAGGAACAACTTAACAAAGTTAATCAAGAGGACATTCCATTTTGATTAAAGATAGAGTTGCAGCATTTACTTTTCATGTCGATTTAAAGAGTAAAGCTCGGCCTCGTTTTGCCGTAAAAAATGGTAAGCCTATGCCTCCATATATGCCCAAAGAATATAAACAATGGCAGGCAGATTTAAAGGCACAAATGAGGGAGTGGTGGACTGCACCTCCCTTACAAAGGGTTAAACAAGTCACCCTTCGCTTTGGCGGCCCTGCAAGGCATGACGGCGATAACTTATGCGGCGCTGTTCTTGATGCTGGCAAAGGCATTATCTGGACTGATGACCGAGTAAGTATCATGCCTCATGGTGTTTGGATATGGCAAAAAACTAAACCTAAAGATTCTTACATTCACCTAGAGGTTACTTACTAATGCAATGCCCAAAATGTAAAAGAATGAATACCAAAGTAATGGAAACTCGTAAACACGCAGAGTGTGATATGAGAGTCAGAATGTGCTTGGACTGTAGTTTTAAATTCTCAACAATGGAACGTGTTTGCGTATCTGTTGGCGAGCCTTTCGGAGTCTGTGAAGTAAGTCCAATTCAACCAAACAAGGTTAAAAGAACAAGAGTCTCAGCACTTCCTTCAGGTGAAAAATATGTAGCCAAGGAAGACGCTGAAGTTTTAGATGGCATCGCTATAGATGTTCGACCATTGATCTGTAAATGGTGGAATGAAAGTAGATGGCATAAGCAAAAGAGCAAAGCTGTTTGGACAAGGGATGCTTTTTCTTTGAGTGTTCAACGGTTGCATGGATACCCTTCCTACCTACAGGAGGAATTAGCTAAGGCTGGTATTGAACATGGTTGGCAAGCTTTAAAACTTAGCTACTTAAATCATGCACCAGAGCCAACACCTAATCCAGAAGGAGGTCTAGCTCCTAAAGATTCAGCCATGAATGAAGCAGTAAGGCAATGGCAAAACAAAGCAAGCTAACCATCCAAACATTCTTAGCAGCATCCGAGATGATAGCTGCACACTTAAGAATTAAGGAAGCTGATCGGTGGTCGGCTCAAATATCTCAGCTAAAGTTTGTCTCCTTTTCTCAAGCCTACCCAGAAGTAAGTCAAGAACAATTTTTATGGGCTTCTGAGCAGTTTGTTCAGACAACCACTAATAAAGATTTCCTGCGCTATCCCACTTGGGATGAGTTAATGACATTTCTTTACAGGATTGAGAACGGAAAGCCTAATAGAAGTTGGGGATTTAAAGAAACTCTGCCTCAAATGTGTCAACCTGTCCCAAATCAATTGGCCTTAATGCCACCTAAGCCAGCATCCAATTATGAACCACCAGATAAAGAAAACAAACAGGCTTACAAAACTTTTAGGTCTAACCGAGCGCTCAAAGGAGGCAACTGATGGACAAGTTAATCGACGATTCCCAGTTAATAAGAATTTTAGAACGTGGGCTTCTCAGTGGGAAATGGTCTATCGCTCAATTCAATAAGGGGAATACTCAAGCGCATATACCAACAGATAATTTTTTTAAAGAACATCCAGAATTTCAAGACTTTAACTTTAGAGATCTAAAAACATTTAATGAACAACATGGGAAAAACAATTCCAGCTACCTCACGTGATCCTTTCTTGGGTGATTACAAACATTATCGTGTACGATATAACTCACCTAAAATGAGATTTGGAAGTAGTGAAATGATATTCACTGCAAAGAATCCAGCCGACGCAAAAAGAAAAGCAATTGCCGAACTTTCTAAAGATCATCCAAATGTAAGAGTTATGGTTGTAGGAGAAAGATGATATGAAGATGGCATTGATTGATGCAGAATTATTCTCTATTAAAGCTGCATTTGCAACAGAAAATTATACATTATGGGATCCAGAAAATCACCCTGATACATGGCATTACACCATTGATTATCAAGAGGCGTTAGCTAACTTTACTGACCAGCTACACACTATTAATGATCTATTACCTGAGTATGGATTAGTTCTTTGTTGGGGTCAGGGTAAAAGCTTTCGTTATGACGTTTGGGATACCTACAAAAGTGATCGAAAAAAGAAATTAAGATCAATTCCAGCAGGCTACGCAGAGTTTAAAAAGAAACTGCAAGAGAAGTTTCCTTCTGCTGCTTTAGAGGGAATTGAAGGTGATGATGTTATGGGTGTTTTGTATTGTCCAAATGATGTGATTGTCTCTGAAGATAAAGACATGTTGACTATCCCTGGACTGCATCTCAGGGGTGGAGAATTAATAGAAGTAACAAAATATGCAGCCGATCATGCTTTCTTTACACAGGTTTTATCTGGAGATGCAACAGATTCTTATCCTGGCTTAAAAAAATGTGGGAAAGTAGGTGCTAGTAAAATACTTGCTAAATGTAAAAATGAAAATGATATGTGGCACAGCGTTTTAGCCGCTTATGAGAAGGCAGGATTTGATGAAAGATTTGCTTTAAGTCAAGCAAGATGCGCTCGAATATTAAGGCAAGGAGAATACAACTTAAAAACTAATACTCCCCTAATTTGGAATCCACCGATAAACTGATATTGTTCTGCATAGTTGCAGGTGTTTGAGCCTCTTGTTACTGAAACTTTAATCAAGAAATTAGAGGATACTTTTCCAAGTAATCCTCTTAGGTCTATGACCCATCGAGAACTTGATGTAATGATCGGTCAACAAGAGGTGATTGCCTATTTAAAGATGCTTCTTGAAGAGCAGAAAACTGATGAAGTTAACTTGGAGGTGATCTAAATGTGCATGGGTGGAGGCAGCGCAGCCACAATCGAAGTTCCTCAAACCGATGCTTATGACGCTCAGGCTGATTTGCAGATTGCCGCTATGCAGCAAACGCAAAACAGTACGGCAATGCTTAAGCAGGGTGAATTGAATTCTGCATTAGCAGCACAACAACAAGTATTAACGGATGCAAGAGATTTTAAAATAGAGCAAGCGAATGATGTAAGAGCCAATGCTGCAAGGATGGCTAATTTAATAGGCGCACCACCTCCTGAGAAAACAGCACAAGCACCCGTTGTTGGAAGAGATAGAGATCAAAGTCAAGGGAAACCAAAAGGAAGGAATAGCTTAAAAGTAAGGAAAAACAAATCAACGTCCCAGGGCAAAGGCGCTGGCTTAAACACCAACCTCACTACTTATTAAGACCATGTGTTTCGGATCTGTTAAAACTCCAGAGATTAAATACGTTGGCCCTAGCCAAGAAACTTTGGATGCTAATCAAGCAAAAATTGATAATTACATAACTCAATCACAAGCTACAAATGACGCATTTCAAGCGTCTTTACAAACTCAAATAGACAACGCAAACACAGCAGCACAAACAATGGCAGATCAACTAGCGGCTGACCGAGCAGCAGCACAAGCACAGTTAGCGAACATGCCAATCAACAAACCCACTTATTCAGTTACAACAACTCAAAGTGATCCTGTTAATGCACAGGTAACAGAGTCAATTAAAAAGAAGAAGAAAGATGACAACAAAGGAACATTAAAAGTTGCTCAAGGTGGTACTGCCAATACAGCAGGATCAACACTCAACTTGGGGGTATAGATCATGTGCATGGGTAGAAAGAGAAAAGCAAGAGCAAAAGCAGCAGCAGCCCAAGCTGAAGCCGATGCGTTAGCAGCAAAGAATCAAGCAATAGTTGATGCACAAAATGAACAATTAGCTCTTGAGCAGGCTAATCAACAAACACAACTCACTAACTTTCAGACGGCCCAAGAAACTATTACGGCTCAACAGAATCAAGCGCAAGCTAATTTCGCAGCAGAGCAAGCGGCAAGCGCCGCAAACCTAGCGGCTCAAAAAGCAAAGATAAAACAACAAAATTTAGTTAATCAATCTGTCAGTCAGTCTTTACAGGTGTTAGCAACAAAGGATAAGAAGAAAAAGAAAGTACCGATGGCTGGTAAAGATCCATCAAGGAAAGGAGAAGGTAATCAAGCTAGATATAACTCACCTACTAAAGATCTACGTGTCGGCTTCTCCGAAAGAGAAGGCGGTGTAGGTGTCAACCTCGGAGGTTAAATGAAACTACGAACAGGCAATTGCGCTGCCACATATAAAGCGCTCGAATCAGAACGCAATGCACAAGTAGAGAAAGGTGACACCTGTGCAAGTTTTACTCTGCCTTATCTCATTTCAGATAGTGATGGCTTTGGTCAAAGAGATAATTCAATCCAACGAAATCCTTGGAATGGAGTAGGCCAGAAAGGTGTTCAGACAATTGTTGCCAAATTACTTTTATCATTGCTACCTCCAACAGAACAGATATTTAGATTGACAATTGATGAAATAAAACTGGCAACGCAGCAACAACAAATGCTGCAAGCAGGCGCACAACCAGAAGAACTAGCGAAACAGAAAACTGAATTTGATTTAGGGTTAGCAAGGTTAGAAAGAGTTGTATTAAATGATGTTGAAACTTCTAATGATCGACTAGCTATTCAAGAGGCTTTAACTCATTTAGTGGTCTATGGAAACGCTCTTATCTATATCGAAAAAGATGGGCTGAAATGCTTTCCGATGAGGAAATATGTTTTAAAAAGAGATGCTATCGGCAACCCTCTTGAATGTGTGATCTGCGAAAAGATTGGTTATCAGGCTTTACCAGAAGCAGTAAAGCAAATGCTTGTTGATGAAGATGGTGAAGTTAAAGGATTAATACCAGGGGAAGATGCTCCTGATTATCAGAAAAATATTGAAGTTTATACACATGTTTATTGGGAGACTAATAAAGTCAATTGGTATCAGGAAGTTAAAGGGGTAGAAGTTGAGGGACAAAGAGGATCAGCACCTTTAGATGAGAGTCCATTTTTACCCTTGAGGATGTATCGAATTGATGGTGAAAGTTATTCGCCTTCTTATATCGAAGCTGTATGTCTAGCTGATTTAAGAACAGCAGAAGCATTAAGTCAGGCCATCACAGAAGGTGCATTAATCGCAGCACAAACAAAACACCTTGTTAAACCTAGTAGTGTTGTTAATCCTAAGAAACTGGCAGAGGCAGCGAATGGTGCATACCTAGCTGGTAATCCTGATGATGTCTTTACGATCAGAACGGAAAAAGGAAATGACATGCAGGTGGCTCTTCAGAGCTTGGCGACAGTAGAAGCGAGGCTTGCTCAAAGTCTGATGTTGCATAATCCGAGGGACGCAGAAAGAGTGACAGCCGAGGAAAACAGAATTTTAATAAATCAAATTGAAGCCTCATTGGGGTCTGTATTCTCAATACTTTCTCAAGAACTTGTACGTCCATACATTGCAAGAAAGCTCGTATTACTAACAAGAAGAGGCAAGCTTCCAACGCTACCTAATGACCTTGTTAAGCCAGTTATATCAGTCGGTTTAAGAGCGTTAGGCAGATCAAATGATCTTGAAAAGACTGCAAGATTTATGCAAATACTT